ATACCACAATTAGGAACAGGTACACAAAAAACAAATGTTAAAGTTACTGCTGATGGTGAATTTGGTTCATATAGTCCTATGACGTTGTTTACTTACGACCCGGCAATTAATCCTGCCACTGCATCATCGCCTGGTGGATTCGCGGGAAATAGTCAAACAACTTCACCAACAACCACAACAACAACAAACACAAATATAATAAACCCAAATCCACAAAACACTGGTCCAAATCCATTCAGTATTGTTAACTTTACAAAAAATCCGTTAGGTGGTGATGAACTATTAACGGTTAAAATAAGTACGGAACCCAATGTTGGAATTTGGGCGATTGATGACCAACCATTAATGTCATATAATATATTCACAGTACAGAGAGGTCCTAATAATCAAATTACACAGAAAGAGGAAGTATCGGTAAAAAATGACCGACTTGTGAATTCTTCTAGTGTTACATGGGTTTCTACAGACAAACAAACATTCTCGGTTACAAGGCAATCATTACTTGATAATGTTTTCGATGAAGATTTGAAGGATTTTGAGGGTAAAGATGTGAGAATTAAAATTCAATTTAACTTGAATGGAATACCGGCAGATAAAGTAAAATATCCAAAACAAGTACCACAAAACTACGATTTTGAAATTTTTGTGAAAGGTGACACACAACAAACACCTCCAGCTAATTTAATCAAAGTTTCTGAAACGAATAGTGGGGATTTACCTAATTTTAACGGGCCAGATTATTACAATATAAGAAAACCGGCTGGTGGATATATAACATACCAATTTAGTTGTACGGGATTAATTTCCAAAGGGGATATTGAGGTGTATTCAGTTCCTGTGTTAGATAAACAAAATATTACAATAACAAATAATTCAAATACAAAATATACAAATGTAATTGACGTAAATAATAAAGGGACATTCCAACTTGGAGTAGGGTATAAATCTAGTGATTATACATTCTTGGTAATATCAACAAACTTGAGACAACCCCTAAATGCGACAGTTACAAGTGAAAAATTCACTTTATAACATAACAATATATTTATATAAAAAGATTCTTATGAGCATAAAATCAGCATTAGACAATTATCTTGGAAAATCAGTCAGATATTCTGAAGAAGATAACGGAGATGGAACAAAACAAGTTTGTGACTTAGACACAGGTGATTGTTATACTGTCAGAGAAAGAGACGGTCTTATTGAAAGAGCGGGACACCAATTTACAGCAAATAGAAAAGTTAGAGTGGAAACTGCCAACGGAATAAAAACATTATTAAACGGATAAAAAATGAGTTTAGATAGAAAAATTATTAGTGAGATTGAAAGATATAGAAGTATCAATCAATACATTTTAGAACAAGCCGCAATACCACCACCTCCAGGTGAAGATGCATTAGGAGCTTTGGCACCAGCGGCAGGGGCAACACCTGCACCAGCACCTGCTGGAGCAACACCTCCACCAGCACCTGAAGTTGGACCTGAAATTATTGATGTTGATTCTGACCCAGATGTTGAAAAAATTGACGACGAAGGAAATTCAGAGGAAGGTGAAGGGACTGGTTCTGAAGAACTAGATGTGACCGACTTAGTTGACTCACAGAAAAATATTGAAATGAAACAAGAGGATTATTTCAATAATTTATTCAATCAACTTAATGATTTACAATCTAAGTTAGGTGAGATGGATAACATCATGAACAAACTTAACTCACTTGAAAACAAAATTGAAAAATACAGAGAGAAAACCCCACAAGAGAAATTGGAATTAAGAACATATGATTCATATCCATTCAATCAAAAACTATCACAATTTTTTGATGATAAGCAAGACGAAATGGAAAAAACTGGAAAAAATGATTATGTTTTAACTTCAGACGAGGTTACAGATATCAATGTTAATGACATCAAAAATTCATTCCAACCAGGAGGAGGAATGGAAAAAGAAGCGTATAAAACATCGTTCAGATAATACTGAATGAAATATTATAAAAGGTACCTTAGGGTACCTTTTTCATTTGACTATAGTCACACTTTAAACTATACTTGTATAAACAAATTCACAATTTAAAATTTAAAAACATGAGTTCATTAGACGCCGTATTGGCACAGTACGAAAAATCACAACAAGGGGGCGGGGCCCAATCGAGAATGTCGCAAGACGAAAGAATGAAAAAGTATTTCGCTTTAATCTTAGGAGATAAAGAGAAATCAGGACAAAGAAGAGTTAGGATTCTACCTACTCCAGATGGTTCATCACCATTTAAAGAAGCTTGGTATCACGAAATCCAAGTGGGTGGTCAATGGCAGAAGTTCTATGACCCAGGAAAAAACGACAACGAACGTTCACCTTTGAATGAGGTATACGAAGAGTTGATGTCAACAGGCAAAGAGTCTGACAAAGAATTGGCTAAACAATACAAATCTCGTAAGTTTTACATCGTTAAAGTAATTGATAGAGACCACGAAGAAGATGGTCCTAAGTTTTGGAGATTCAAACACAACTATAAGAATGATGGTATCTTGGATAAAATCATTCCAATTTGGAGAAACAAAGGTGATATCACCGACGCTCAGACAGGTCGTGATTTAATCATCGAGTTGGCTAAAGCAAAAACTCCAAAAGGAAAAGAATACACTACAGTATCTACTGTTATGTATGATGACCCAGCACCTGTACATACAGAAAAAGACCAAGCTAAAGCTTGGATTGAAGATGAATTGACATGGTTAGACGTATACTCTAAAAAACCTGTTGAATATCTTGAAGCTATTGCAAGAGGAGAAACTCCAAAGTGGGATTCTGAAAAAGGTGGATACGTTTATGGTGATAGTTCAGTAGAAGAAACTTCTATCGGAGGAGGTACACCAAAATCCTCAGGAAAGACAGTTGACCCTCAGGCGAATGACGAACCAGATGGAGATTTACCATTCTAAATTATAACAAGGGTGGGATTCCTCCCACCCTTTAATTTTTTCATATGACATTCAAAGAAGAAATTGAATTACAATTAAGAGATAATAAAACATTATCTTATGAAATTCTAAGTCAATTAAAAGATAAAAATTACTTCTCAGGTAGAAGTAAACAAATTGGTGATACTGTTCTATTCGGTATGTTGAGAGAAGAAAGTAATGAAGAGGGGTCACCTCTATCATTAATTACCTTTCATGAAGATGAAATTGGTGAACTATTTGAGGAAGACAAAATATTCTACAACCGAAACAAACCGAACAAATTACCAAACATTAAAAGAATAGAAAATGGCAATTAAGAAAAACGATTTCGATAGTTTAAAAAAGAAGTTTTCAACTTCTGCAAAATATAAACCACAAAGATTTTTCGACTTAGGTCCTGACTTCTTAGATGCCGTTGGACTTCCAGGTCCAGCTATTGGACATTTGAATATGTTTTTGGGACACTCTGATACGGGTAAAACAACAGCATTGGTTAAGTGTGCTGCAGATGCTCAAAAGAAAAACATTCTACCTGTGTTCATTATCACAGAACAGAAGTGGTCATTTGAACATGCCAAATTGATGGGATTTCAATGTGAAGAAGTTGTTGACGAAGAGACAGGAGAATTGGATTGGGACGGGTTTTATATATTCAATAATAACTTTGATTATATTGAACAAATTACTGATTACATCAATAGTTTGTTAGATGCACAGGAAAAGGGTGAATTAGATTATAGTTTATTATTCTTGTGGGATTCTGTTGGTTCGGTTCCATGTAAAATGACATACGAAGGTAAAGGTGGTAAACAACACAATGCGTCTACATTGGCAGACAAAATTGGTATGGGTATCAACCAACGTATTTCGGGTTCACGTAAAGCCGATTCAAAATATGAAAATACTTTGGTTATCGTAAATCAACCATGGGTTGAACTTCCTGATAATCCTTTCGGTCAACCTAAAATTAAAGCTAAAGGTGGTGAAGCGATTTGGTTGAACTCATCTTTGGTATTCTTATTTGGAAATCAAAAAGGTGCTGGCACAAACAAAATTACCGCAACAAAAGATAAAAGAAGTGTTAAGTTTGCAATCAGAACAAAAGTTTCTGTGTTGAAAAATCACATCAATGGATTGGGTTATGAAGACGGAAAGATAATTGTAACACCACATGGATTCTTGGCGGGTAAAGAAGCCGCTGAAGAAAAAGCGTCTATTGAAGCTTACAAAAAAGAATACGCTGATTATTGGAAAGATATTATCGGTTCCGATGGTGAGTTTACATTGAAAGAAGAAAAAGAAGATTAGTATATTGTTTCACATTTAAATCACAGATTGTGATTAAGACATTATTAGTAGACGGAGACAATCTGTTTAAAATAGGATTTCACGGAGTAAAAGAGTTGTATAATGGTGGAGACCACTTAGGTGGAATCTACCATTTTATCAACATCTTGAGAAAATTCTTGGAGGAACATAACCATGATAAGGTTGTGGTCTTTTGGGATGGTAACTCCAATTCATCTATTAGGAAATCCATTTACCCACAATACAAAGCGAATCGTAGACAAGATATGAATGAGTATAAATACGAATCATATCTTCAACAAAAGGCTCGAGTTAAACAATACCTCGAAGAGATATTCGTACGCCAAGTTGAGATGGATAATAATGAGGCTGACGACCTGATTGCCTACTATACAAAGATTTCTAGAGATGAGCAGATTATAATTTTTTCTGCTGATAAAGACCTTACACAACTTATATCCGAACGAGTAACAATATATTCTCCAACCTCGAAACAATATTTTAAGAATGGGGATAAGATTACTATCAACAAGGTTGATATACCACACACAAACGTTTTATTAACCAAAATCCTAACAGGAGACAAGTCCGACAATATTGACGGAATAGAACTCTTGGGAGAAAAAACTTTGGTTAAATTATTCCCCGAATTGTTGGAAAAATCTCTCACTATCGAAGAAATATTGGATATTGCACGAAATAACCAGCAGAAGAAAAAACCGAAAGCTTTGGAGAATATTTTGACAGGGCGAACAAAATTTGGTATACTTGGGGAACAGTTCTACCAAACAAACAAAAAGATTGTGGACTTACACAATCCATTGATTACCGATGATGGTAAAGAGTTGGTGAAACAAATTCATACCGATACTATCGACCCCACAGATAGAGGATATAAGAACTTGATGAGAATGATGATGGAGGACGGTCTCTTCAAGTATCTACCCAAAAATGACGAGGCTTGGGTAAATTTTCTCCGACCATTTATGAAACTAACAAGAAAAGAAAAAAGAAAAACAAACAAAAATTAAAACACAATTATGAAAGAGCAAGACAGCACTAAAATGGAATTCCTTTTGACCTTGAACGATAATATCGTGGTTCAAAGATTTTTCAATGTTAGAGGTTACAATCCTAAGGCAAAAAACTCTATGGAGTTGTATGAACTCGTAAGTTCAATCAAAAATGAACTACAGTATCATTTGAAGATGAAGACAGTAATTTATATGATGGACAACAGAGATGCGATTACAAACGACCCTTCAGTTATGAACACATCATATACCGAAGGACCTGAGGTTTTTAACATTTATGTTAAGGTT